AGGCCCGCGTCGTCCTCGCCCATTCCCGCAGCGGCGAGGACCACCCCGCCGTGCTCGCAGCCCTCGATGCCCTCCGCTCGCACGCCCCCATGGAGTCGCCGTGATGACCGCCCCGTCGAACGCTCCCGCCAAGCTCTCCCGCATGGGACGCGCCGCGCTGCACTACGCGTCGCAGTTCGGCTGGCGCGTGTTCCCGCTGCACTACACCGACGACGCCGGGCTCTGCTCGTGCGGCAAGGCAGACTGCGGTGGGCCCGGCAAGCACCCCCGCACGCCCCGCGGGTGCCTCGACGCGTCCACCGAGCCCGACGTGATCCGCGCGTGGTGGACCCGGTGGCCTGACGCCAACGTGGGCATCGCCACGGGTCACGGCCTGGTGGTCATCGACGTGGACCCGCGCAGCGGTGGCGACGACGGCATGGTGGACCTGCGCGCCAAGCTCGGCGCCCTGCCCGACACCGTCGAGGCGCTCACAGGCGGCGGCGGCAGGCACGTCTACCTTTCGACGACGGTGGAGGTCCGCAACAGCGCCGGCGTCCTCGCCCCGGGCGTCGACGTGCGCGGCGATGGGGGCTACGTCGTCGCCCCGCCGTCCACCCACGCGAGCGGGCGCACCTACGGGTGGGAGGTCACCTCGCGCCCCGACGAGGTCGAGCTCGCGCCCGTGCCCCAAGCGTGGCTCGACGCGATGACCGCGCGGCCCAAGCTCCGCGTGATCCCGGGCGCCAAGGGTGAGCCGTTCCCCGAGGGGCAGCGCAACGCGAGCCTGTACAAGCGCGCGTGCTCCATGCGCGCAGCGAGCTTCGATGAGCCCGCCATCCTCGCCGCGATCATGGCAGAGAACGACGCGCGATGCGTCCCTCCGCTCGACCCCGCCGAGGTCAAGGCCATCGTCGCGAGCGCGTGCAAGCACCCCGAGGGGCACAGCGCCGAGGTCAAGGCGCGCATCGCGGCGAGGGCAGCGGCGGCAGACGAGGGGCTCCCTGCGCCCGAGCCGAAGAACACGACGGGCGAGTGGGAGGCCGACCTCTACCGCACGCCCAAGGGCGCCGTGCGCAACACCTTCGCCAACCTCTGCGCGATCCTGCGCAACGCCGAGGAGTACGGCGCGCGCCTGCGCTACAACGACATGATCATCGCCCCGACCCTCGACGGGCGAAAGCTCGAGGAGGCCGAGCTTGGGCTGATGCGCGAGGCCATCGAGCGGCGCTACGGGATCAGCCCCGGCGCCGACGCGCTCGCGCAGGCCCTGCTCGCGGTCGCGTGGGAGCGCCGCTACCACCCGGTGCGCGACTACCTCAACGGCGCCGTGTGGGACGGCGTCCCGCGGCTCGACACCGTCGCCGCGCGCATCCTCGCGGCCGAGCCGAGCCCCATCAACACCACGATGGTCCGCGCCTGGTTCGTCTCCGCGGTCGCACGCGCGATGGACCCGGGGTGCAAGTGCGACACCTCCCTCGTGCTCGTCGGCGCGCAGGGCGCGCGCAAGAGCACGTTCTTCTCCGTGCTCGCCGGCGAGTGGTTCTCGGACACCGCCGTGGACATCGAGAACAAAGACGCGATGCTGCAGATCAACGGCGCCTGGATCTACGAGCTCGGCGAGATCGAGCACGTCACCGGGCGCGCACACGCGGGGCGCATCAAGGCGTTCATCTCCTCCGCGAAGGACACGTTCCGCGCGCCCTTCCACCGCACGCTCTCGGCGTTCCCCCGGTCCAACGTGATCGTGGGCAGCACCAACGAGGACCAGTTCCTCAACGATCCCACGGGCTCGCGCCGGTTCCACTGCGTCCGCGTCGGTGCGCGCGTGGACATCGAGGCGCTCAAGGCCGAGCGCGATCAGCTTTGGGCCGAGGCCGTTGCCGCCTACCAGGACCGCGAAGCGTGGTGGCTCACCGCGGAGGCCGAGGGCGCTCTGCGCGACGCGTCCGACGAGTTCCGCGTCGTCGACCCGTGGGAGGCGTCGATCGTGCGCTGGATCGAGGACCGCAACCCCGTCGACATCCTGCGCCCGGTCACGACGCAGAGGATCCTCGTCGACGTGCTCGGGCTGCGCCTGCCGGACGTTGGGCAGCGCGAGGCCATGCGGGTGGCCGCGATCATGAAGCGCATCGGGTGGGCGAACCGCGTGGCGCGCATCGAGGGCGGCAAGCTCGCCCGCGTCTGGGAGGTCGGGACGTGAGCCGGTTGTTACGGGTTACGCCCGATACACTCAATTCCCGTAAGTGGGGATCGCACTTCGGAGGGTCACCCCGCCACTCCACCCCTACACGGGAGGCGTGGGGGTGTAACCCCTGTCACAACGCCTATAAACAAGGCAGTTACACTCTACATACATATACTGTAACAGGGTGTAACACTGTAACTACAGGCGTTTTCGTTCAAGCTCTGCCGTTCGCGCGTAACGGAACGCGGAGTAAGCGCGGTCGCAGGGTGTGCCGCAACGTGTGCGCGTGTAGGTTCGGTGCCTACTCCTGCGCACCCCTGCGCACGCCGGAGGGCTGTTACACCCGCCCTCTGCGGGCCGTCCCTGTGACCCCCTCCCGCGCCCTCCCTCCCCTCGCACGCCCCGACGCCCACCCCGTGCCCTGCGCGCGCCCTGGACGGCGTCCTGGCGCAACGGCGGGCCACGTCCGCGCCCCCTCGCCGCACGGCCCCTACGCGGCGCCCTGGACGGCGCGGCGTGAGTGACATAGGCTGTCACCGGTAACCCTCGGACGACCTGATGCCGAAGCCGCGCAGCAACGTGACCCCGCTCCCGACCGGGACGACGACCCGCCGAGGTGGCGCAGCCGGGTCAAACGTGCCGCCTCCGACGCACACCCGGCTGCGCCGCGACAAGGTGGCGCTGCTGCTGTGCCAGGGGCACCGCCCGGGCGCCGTCGTCGCGAAGATCGCCGAGGAGTTCGGCGTGTCCGAGCGCGTGGTCGAGGAGGACATCGGCCGCGTGCGCGACCAGTGGGCCGCGGAGGCAGCGGAGGAGCGCCCGCGTGCCCGCGAGGAGATGCTCGCCAAGATCGACGCCGCGCACATCGCCGCCCTGGACGACGGCAAGCACGGCGACTGCGCCCGCCTGCTCAAGCTCCGCGCGGAGGTGCAGGGCCTGGTGGGCCCGCGCAACGTGGCCATCGCCGTGAGCTCTGCCGAGGCGCTCACCGAAGAGGAGATCCGTGACCGAGCCGCTGCCCTACTCCGTCGAGCTCGCGAGCGCGTTGCTGGCGGAGTGGGATCACCTGACGGCGGCTGAGCGCCGGGAGCTGCACGAGCTCCTCGAGGCGGCGCGTGCGCGCGAGGAGCCGACGGGCCTGCTCGATTTCGTGCCGCGCCTGTCGCGCGGGTACGAGCGCCCGGCACACCTCGCGTCTGTCGCGTCCCTGTTCGAGCGCGCGTTCGCCGGCGAGGCGGTGTTCGCGTGCGTGTCGGTGCCGCCGCGGCACGGCAAGACCGAGATGGTCCTCGCGGCGCTCGCGTGGTGGCTGTCGCGTCGGCCGGCCGACGCCCTGGGCTACGTGAGCTACGCGTCGAGCTTCGCGGAGTCCAAGAGCCTGCGGGCGCGGGACTTCGCCACGGCGCAGGGGGTGAAGCTCCACCCGGCGCGGTCGACCCTGTCGGAGTGGCGCACCACCGAGGGCGGCGGGCTGCTCGCCACGGGCATCGGCGGTCCGCTCACCGGGCAGGGCGTGCGCCTCGCGGTGGTGGACGACCCGGTGAAGAACCGCGAGGAGGCCGAGTCGGCGCTGATCCGCCAGCGCACGTGGGATTGGTTCACCAGCACGCTGTGGACGCGCATCGAGCCGGGCGGGAGCTGCATCGTGGTGCACACGCGCTGGCACGAGGACGACCTGATCGGGCGCCTCGCGCGCGGGGAGATGGGCGACGCGGCGCAGTGGGAGGTGGTGAACCTCCCCGCGGTGGACGATGCGGGCGCGCCGCTGTGGCCCTCGAGGTGGCCGCTCTCCGAGCTGGCGAAGAAACGCGCGGCGAACGAGTACGACTGGCACTCCCTGTTCATGGGCGCCCCGCGGGCCCGGGGCGGTGAGGTGTTCCGCACGCCGACGCGCTACACGACGCCCGACCTCGCGGGCGCGCGCATCGTGCTCGCCGTGGACCCCGCGGGCACCGAGTCCACCCGCGCCGACTGGACCGTCGCGGTGGCCCTCGCGATGCGCGGCGCAGGGACGACGCTGCGGGCGGACGTGGTGGACGTGCTGCGGCTGCAGCGCGAGCCGGGCGACGTCGCGCGGGAGCTGCACGCCTGGCAGCGCAAGCACGGGATGGCCCCGCTGCACATCGAAGCGAGCCGGGACGGCAAGAGCATCGCGCGGGCGCTGCGGTCCATCGAGCCGGGCCTGCGGCTGTCGGAGGTTGCACCCAGGGGCGACAAGTTCGTCAGGGCGCAGCCGGTGGCAACGGCGTGGAACGAGGGCCGCGTGCGGGTGCCTGCGAGCAGCCAGGGCGCGCCGTGGCTCGGGGCGTTCCTCGACACCGTGTGCCGCTTCACGGGCGTGAGCGACCGCCACGACGACGACGTCGATGCGCTGGCCTACGCATGGACCGCGGGCACCGGGTCGGGCGTCACGCAGTTCTCGCGGTGACCCGCCCGGGTCTGTCGGCTGCGCGCACCCCCTCGCCCGCACCCCGTCACCCGCAACGCTTTGACATATCCCGTCCACCCGTGACAGGATATGTCCGCCGTGCCCCCGGTCGACCTCATCACCGCGCTGCGCAAGCGGAACCCCGCACACGACGGGCCGCTCGGCGCGCAGCATTGGCAGCTGGTCGACGACGCGGTGACCGGGCAGGGCGGGTTCCTCGCGGGCCTGCGCGACCTGCGCGTGCACGACTACGGCCCCGGTGGCGTGGTGGGCGGGACGCTGCTGCTGCGCGTGGGCGACGGCGAGACGTACCTGCAGCAGTTCCCACGCGAGACGTCCGACGACTTCACCGCCCGCGTTCGCGCGAGCACGTACGACAACCACGTTGCCCCGGTGCTGCGGTCCTACACCGGCCAGCTCTGGTCGGATGCCCCGGTGCGCGACACGAGCATCGAGGCCGTGCGGCGGTTCTGGGACGACCCCGACGCGGGGCTCGGCAAGGTCGACGCGTGGGTGGCGCAGGGCTCAGACGCGGCGCTGCGGCACGGGTGGGCGATGGCGCTCATCGACCGCCCCGAGGGCGACCGGCCGGCGACCGACCCGGGCACGACGGCTCGATGGCTTGACCCGCGCGAGGTGGCCGACTGGCAGATCGACGCGCGCGGCGAGGTCGTGGCGCTCAAGCTCCGCTCCGAGACGCACGAGCGCGACCTGCTCACGGGCGAGGAGATCGAGCGCGAGACGTACACGCTGTGGACGCGCGCGGCCTGGCGGCGCATCACGCTCGTCGAGAAGGGCGAGAAGTACGAGCTCGAGACCGACACGGGCGACGTGCCGCACGCCCTCGGCCGCGTGCCGGTGGCGGTGCTGCGGTGGGTACCGTCGATGGCGCCGAGCGAGCTCTGCGCGCCCTCGGTGCTGAGCGGGAGCGTGGCCGCTGCGGTCGAACTGTTCAACGTCCAGAGCGAGCAACGCCAGGGCGAGAGGGACACCGCGTTCTCGATCCTGTGCGTGCAGACTGACGACACGGCACGCGTCGAGGGTACGAAGCTCGGCACGCAATCGGGCATGACGTACCCGCTGGGCGCGGCCCCGCCGTCATTCATCGCGCCCGACCCCTCGGTGCTGATCCACTACGGCTCGCGCGTCGACGCGCTGACCACGCGGATCTACGAGGCGGCGTATCAGGAGCGGCCCTCCGCGCAGGCCATCGCCCCGGAGTCGGGCGTGTCGCGCGGCTACCGCTTCCGGCAGATGTCCGCGCTGCTCGTCGTGGCGGCGTCGCAGCACGAGGCCTTCGAGCGCGAGGTGGTGGCGATCCTCGCCGCGTGGGACGGCGCCGACGCCTCGGCGTGGCAGGCCGCGACCACGATCACCTACCCGCGGCGGTTCGACCCGCTCGACGCCGAGACGCGTGCCGACCGCGCCATGGCGGTGATCGAGAAGGGTGACCAACTCGTGCCCGAGCTCGTGGCGCTCGCGCGCGCCGACATCGGCCGGGCGCTCTACCCGCGTCTCGCGCCGGATGCCGAGGCGCGGCTGCGGGCGCAGCTCGAGGCGCGTGCGGAGCGTGAGCGTGCGGCCTACGAGACGACTGCCGCAGTCCAGACCATCGACGCCGCGACGACCGCGGCGGTGAACGACCTCCCGGCACCCGCGCCGGGCGAGTTCGTGCCTTCTCTCGCGGGGCCAACGGCCGCGGACACGACTGCGGCGGGAGCGTGATTCGTGGAGACCACTGAGCAGCAGACCCAGGCAGAGGCGGCGCCCCCGGCGCCCGAGAAGACCCTCACGCAGAGCGAGGTCAACGCGATCATCGCCCGCGAGGTGCGCAAGGCGCGCGCGATGCTGGAGCCTGCCGCCGCCGAGGCCGAGAGCCTCAAGGCGCGGCTTGCGGAGATCGAGGCCGAGCGCGTGCGCGCCGAAGAGGAGAAGCTCACGGCGACGCAGCGGCAGGAGCGCAAGCTCGCCGCGGAGCGCGAGGGCTACCAGAAGCAGATCGCGGACCTCGGCGCGAAGGCGCAGGCCGAGATGCAGCGCCGGCACGGGCTGATGGTGCAGCACGCCGCGGCGTCGCGCATCGGCACCGTCGCGACGCGGCTGTTCAACGCGGAGATCGCCCCGGAGATCGAGTCGCTCGTCTCGAGCGCGATGGCCGTGGAGATGGCCGACGGTCGCGAGGTCGTGACCATCCGCGTGGGCGACGACGTGGAGCCCATCGAGACGGGCTGGCAGCGGTTCGTCGACGCGAAGCTGTCGAAGTTTTTCAAGGCCGTGGGCGGCGCCGGTGCGGCCCACGGCGGCAGCGGTGGCGCGGGTGGTCGGGCCGCGTTCGCCGGGATGACCCCGACCGAGAAGATCGCGGCAAGCCTCAAGGGCCGCTGATCCGCGGCGGGCCATGCGTCCCGCCCCGAACCCACAGGAGCACGCGTCATGGCTATCTCTCTCGTTGAACTGCTGAAGCTCACCAACAACCCGCTGATCCAGGGCGTGATCGAGAACATCGTCACGTCGGACCAGCTCGTCGCGAACCTGCCGATGGTGCCCGTGCGCGGGAAGTCGTTCGACTTCAACCGCGAGAAGGCGCTGCCCGCGGTGTCCAAGCCCTCGCCGGGCGCGACGATCACCGTCACCGACGCGCTGACCTTCTCGCGCGTGTCGGCCTTCTGCCGCTCGCTCGTGGTGGACCAGGAGCTCAACACCCTCGACGCCGCGCAGTTCGGAATGGCCAATGCGAAGGCGACGGCGATCTCCAAGGCGTCCAAGGCCATCGGCCGGAGCTACGGGAGCGACGTCATCTCCGGCAACGCGAACTGGACCGTCACGGTGGTGGAAGTCGGTTCGTCCGGCGCGAGCGGCGCGACCATCGTGGTCGGCCCCGGGCACGACCCGGCGCTCGGGCCGGGGCTCATCCGCTACACGCACTCGGGCACGACGGTGCAGTACAAGGCCCCGGGCGATGCCGAGTTCGGCACCGCCGTGACCTACTCCTCCGCGGTCAAGGTCTACTCGTCCAGCGAGGACAAGTGGGTCAACGTGACCTTCGCGGGCACGCGCACCACGAACGGCACGACGGTGTTCACCTTCGCGCCGACCTCGAGCACGACCCCGATCGACGGCCTGCTGCGGCTCATCACCAGCGGGCAGACCGTGAGCTCCTCGGGCAGCAACGGCGACGCGATCTCGCTCGCGACGCTCGACCAGCTCGCGGACCTCGTGAAGGTCGGCCGCGGCAAGGCCTACGTCATGAACTCCCGCACGCGCCGCAGCGTGATGGCGCTGCTCCGCGCCCTCGGCGGCGTGACCATGATGGAGATCTCGCAGAGCTACATCCCGGCGCTGCGCGAGACCGTGGTGGTCCCGAGCTACAACGGGCTCCCGATCTTCGTGTCGGACTACTGCCCGCTCGACCGCTCCAAGGGGTCGCTGAGCACCGGCGCGGTGGTCTTCTGCGCGTCGCTCGACGCCGACGAGGGCGTGCACGGCTTCTACGCCGACAGCGCGATGGGCGACGAGCTCGCGCACGAGCTGATCGCGTCGGAGAACGGCATCACGGTGCTGAACCTGGGCACCTCGTCGTCGGTCGACAGCCAGAAGGTGCGCGTCAAGGGCTACATGGGCCTCGCCGTGCGCTCCGACCTCGCCATCGCGATGGCCGACGAGATCACCAACTGACAGCGCCACCGGGAAGGAACTGCCGATGCCCGTCTCCGAAGCCCGCCACGACGACGTCCCCCTGCTCCGTCTCGCGTTCCCCTCGTGCACCGGGCACATCGGGCACGTTGCGCCGCACGGGGTGTCGTTCGTCGACGGCGTGGCGCAGAACGGCGTCACCGAGGCCGCGGCCACGCGGATGATCGGGTGCATCGGGCCTTCCCTCGTCATCGTCGGCCCGTGGGAGGACTCCTCCGCTCCCACGGGCCCGACGCCCCCCGCCGAGCCCACCGCGCGCGCCCGCGCCCCGCGGAGGCCGTGATGGTGTGGGCGACGACCGCCTCGATCAACGCCCGCACCGTGCTCGCGGCGCCTGCCCTGACGGCGTACAGCGCCGCGGCGGTGGCGCGCGGTGACGCGGCGATCACCAACTACGACGCCCTGATCACCGCGGCGCACGCGCAGGTCGTGGAGATCCTGCGCCAGCGCGACATCACCGAGGCGATGGTCACATCCACGGCGGGCGTGACGCGCGCGGAGACGGACCTCGCGGTCGCGTTGCTGTTTGAGGCGTTGCAGCAGATCGCGCGCGACGGCACGGGCGACCAGTACGCGCAGCAGGCCAAGATTTTCCGCGACAGCTTCGAGCGCGAGATGGACCGCGCGCAGCCGATCGACGACGTGAAGGGCACCGGCCGGGGCTTCAGGTGGGCGCGTGGCTGACCTCACGGGCGTTGCCACGAAGCTGCAGGCCCTGGCGGTGGGCGCGGTGTCCACGCTCAAGGGCGTGCAGGCGCACGGCGACATCACCGACCCGGAGTTCCCCGGCGCGCACTTCCACCGCGGGCTGTCGGTGGGGATGCCGGCGACCGACTACCGCACGGGCGAGACGGGCATCAACCGCGCGATGTCGCCGCGCTACAAGCTCTGCCGCCTCATGGTGCGCATCGGCTACTCGTTCGGCCGCGACGAAATGGCCGTGGGCGCGACGGTGCGGAGCTCGTTCGACGACGCATCGCTCGACGCGCAGAGCGACATGGACGCGATCGAGGCCGCGGTGACGCAGACGACGGCGTGGGCCGGCGCGTCGCCCGCGTGGGTGAGCGCACGCAGGTCGGGGGCGACGAGCTTCGAGCGGATCGCGGACCTCAACCGCGCGCTGGCTACGGTGTTCTTCGACGTGGAGGTGTCCATCTCATGAGCGCCATCAAGGTCAAGAGCAACGTCAGCGCGTTGAAGCTCCTGGAGCTGCAGCTCCGCGACGTCGTGTCGAAGATGGGTCAGACGTGGGCGATTGCCTTCGATGGCCCCGCGACGGCGCGCAAGGCGTACCCCACGCTGCGCCCGCGCAAGGGACCGGCGCCCGCGCAGCCGACGAACGCGGAGGTGCTGCAGTACCTCGAGGCGCGTGGCCGCACGCTCACGAAGCTCGACGCGCAACTCAAGGAGCGCGCGCTCCGGTACGCGCTCGGGCGGTTCCAGGGCAAGGCGATCCCGCAACCGCAGAACGTGATGTTCGCGCTGGCGCCGTTCATCAAAGAGACCTTCCTCGCGCGCGCCCTGCACAGCGGCGCCGACATCGAGGGGCAGATCCCGGCGAACACGGCGAAGTGGACCGAGCGCAAGCGCAAGCTCGGGCTGTCGACGAACAAGATGAAGGCGAGCGGTCAGCTCGCGTCGTGGCTCAAAGATTCGCGGTTCCGCGTGGTGCGGGTGAAGTGAGGGAAATGCGATGACCTGGTCGGACATCAACAAGCACAACGGCATCGTGCGGATCGGCGCGGAGTCGACCTTCGGCACCACGTCGAGCAACATGAAGGCGCTGCTCAACCGCGCGGACCCGCCGTGGCCGCTCGCGGGCAAGACGCAGCAGATGATCGCGCGACAGGACTCGCTCACCTCGCGCCGCGCGTACCAGACGCCGGTCAAGGGGATGAAGTCGGGCTCGCCGGTGGCGCTCGCGGTGGACGTGAAGCCGCCCTCGACGCGGCTCAACGCGGCTGCGACGCCGGTGGTGTTCTCGAACGCCTCGGCGCTCTCGCACCAGCTCCTGTGGCGCGCGGCGATGGGCGGCGAGCTCACGCCGGCGGCGGGGTCCGCGGTGGTGAGCGTGTCGAGCGCCGACGTGACGGTGACCACGGGGCACGGCACGCGGTTCGCGGTCGGGCAGTGGCTGCTCTACGAGGCCACGTCGGGCGCGCTGTCGCTGCACCAGGTGACGGCCATCGCGACCGACGTGGTGAGCGTGCAGCCGCCGCTGCCGGGCACGCCGCAGGCGGGCGAGGTGATCCGCAACCTGTACAACTACTTCCTCGCCGAGGACGACACGCAGACGTTCACCGTGGACCACGCGCCCATCGAGGCGGGGAGCAACGAGGCGCAGAGCCGTGGCCGCGGGTGCGTGTTCTCGCCGGAGCTCACGCTCGCCATCGGCGGCGTGCCGATGCTCGCGCTCAACGGCACGAGCGCGGATCACGACGGCTTCGGCGACCTGTCGCTCTCCGAGACGGCGGTGTCCGACGACATGGCCGCGCCCTTCGCCCTGGACGTGTCGAGCGGCAACGGCGGGCTGTGGCTCGCGTCGAGCCTGGGCACCCTGCCGAGCGCGTCGCTGATCACCAGCGTCAGGCTCACGGTGCCGCGGCAGTGGCAGGACATTCCCGGCGCGGGCGGGGTGTCCTCGCTCGCTGCGCGCAAGGAGGTTGCGAGCCCGCAGCAGCAGGTGCAGGTCGAGATCACGCTGCGCGGTGGGACCGCCGAGGTCACCGCGTTCGCGAACATGAGCTCGCGGCACCTCGTGCTGTTCGGCTTCTCGGGCACGGGCACGAGCGGCCGGGCCTTCCTCGTGCACGTGCCCAACGCGGTGCCCGCGGTGCCGCCGACGGTGCAGGTCGACGGGGAGCTGGCGTTCTGCCGCGCGGTGCTCAC